CGTACTTTTTTTGTTTGGATAATATAGTCCTTTGGAAGGCAAAGGAACCACATCGTGTGGCGGTTCCATTATCGGCTGCATCATCGGCGCTATGTCATTTTGGTTCATAATTGTAATGTTTAATTGTTTATTAGTGGATTGCATTGTAAAGTGCAAGTATTATGAATTATTGTTTCATTATTATTTGGATCAATTCCGTATATTGGCTTGTATTCTATGTTTACAACAATTGGATCAGGCCCCTGCACCCAAGTTACGGAAATTGGAAATTTTAACGTTTTACAAAGATTTGTTCTGATTGTACTAACTGCAACGGCTGGAATAGTGAATATTCCATTCGAAATCGTTTCTTCAATAATTTGTTTAATTAGTTTGGATTCCAATCGTTCCAGTTGAATATCATTATCTATTGCCGTCTGAGCTGGCTCCGTGGCAGCTTGTTCTGTTTGTATCGTATAAAATTCCATCATTAGTTAAATATCTCGTTATCAAAAATTTTCAGATTTTAGTACAAAATAATTTTTTTGTTCCACCAAAAAATCATATGTTTTCTCCATCTTTTCGCATAGCAAAACAAAGTTTTTCACTTGGTCTGGCTCCAGTTTAAAAAACTCGCCACGATGGCGCTCGTGATGAAAAATCCTATGCAAATATTTTTCTAATTTACGAGGATGCTTGGTTGGGAATTCGCAGATAATTGCCAAGTCTTCTGAAGATCCAGTCAATAACTGCTTACGACGGTCTTCTACCTTTCCTTGTGTAAAGCCTATCTTATATGTGCCGTCACCAGTATTCTGCATCAAGTATACATACCCTTGTCCCATAAAAAGAAAAACATTGTCTACAGCAATAGTAAACAATGTTTTCTGAAAAGAAATAAATTATAAGACTTCTTTTGATTCTGGCAATTACTTGGTCAAAATGTTTTTTTAATATAACTTGTTGATTTTCAAATCAATACACCAATACCGCGCGATCCATCTGAATGGTCATTTCGATTTCAACCAGTTCACCAGTTCCATCATATTTTAAACTTCCAAAATTGACATCAACAATCTGTGTCCCCTGCAATATCCACTTTTCAACAACAACGCCTGTTGGATCGAGCATTTCAATTGCAACATCATCTTTATAACCTGCGGCATATCCCATACGCCCAGTAACAGATTCAGCGTGTAAACGAACCCATTCCATAACAGCCTGTGAAGCCGACGGCCCGATTGGGTCACGCAACGTGAGTTTCATTTCTTGCCATAGGAACCTACCAGCCACGTAAGTGGTAGTGTTCAGGAAAGGAATTTCAACTTTGTCTATTTTAATGTTTGGTCTTGCTGCTGCTTTAAAAAACCATTCATTCAAACCTAATCTCGGAGCAAAGCGAATTAACCAACGGTTCTCTTTCTTTGGTTCATAAGGTACGGGCATTTTGTTTAAAAAATTTGCCATATTAATGTCATTTTGTAATCTCTTATTGTTAAGACTTTTCTATAAATATACAGAAAAGCGAAAAAATTATCAGTCATTCAAAAAACTTTTGGCTATATTTGACTTTTTGAAAATAATTGTCTATATTTGCAGTCCAATTCAGTTTATCTATTCTATAATATAAAAAAAATTATTGTATCTATATGTCAAATAAAAATTCTTTAAATTATTAAAAATCAACTTTTTAGTTATTTAAGATCAATTTTTTAATTATTTAAAACCAACTTTTTAATTATTTATAATTATTCTATTATAATATAGGCGCGTGCGCCAAACTTACAATTGCGAGTCACTATTATCTTCTTCATACCAATTTGTAATAGCATCAACTGCTTCAATACCGACTTGTTCACGTGTATAAGGTCGAAACCGTAGAGGATTACTCTCAACCGCACTCTTGGGAAATATAGCACCAACACCACTTTTGTTTGCAGACAGCAGGCTTCTATTCTTTGTTTCCCCAATGATTTTTACAATACGTTTAAATTGGTTTTCTTCCAATACCAGTTTCATTGTTTCGTTTTTCTATAAATACCAGCTATAAACAAAAACGCCTCATTACTGGGGCGCTTTTTTTATCAGACATTAGATTAGAAATTGTCAAACGAAACGTTAGTCGGTGTAACAACAAATTCCAAATCGATAACTTCAAGTGCAGGAGTAGGCTTCAGATAAATTTTTCCACGAAGCGTGTTCCTGTCATCACCGTCCGCCAATGGATACAACTTCACTCGGAAGTCAATCAAACCACGTTCCTTGCGAATGTTGTCAAGAATCGGGTTAACGGCAGCCAAGAAGTCATTACGGATGGTGTCATCATTCGGGTCGAACAGAAGCCTGTTACCAACCTGACCAATAAGTTTCTTGCATTGCAGCAAGAGCCTACGGATGTTCAGACGGTTCAAGGCACTATTTGCAATCTGAAGGTTACGATTACCCCAGATAACGAGCCCAACGTCTGTAAAGGTCGCAATTGGGTTAATTCTGCCCACATACAAAGTGTCGCGGTAATCCTGCGTCAATTTGATACGGGTTCTTTTTGCATTAACCAAGCCACGCTTGTAACCAGCGGTTGCGTACCACGGGTGAGCAATATTGTCTGTTAATGCCAAGTTACGAACCACATCAGTTGTTGCAGGAACAAAAAGGTTAGTGTTATTTTCACTATCGAAAATCTGGTACCACGGATAGAATACGGCGACATAGTTGCTGTCGATTTCCGTTGCTTCCAGTTGTTCAACTGCATCTGTTGGGTAATACCAGCGTTCAGAATCACTTGGGGTAGTGTTATCCCTTAATTCCATATCTGGCATTGTCGGGAGATAAATGGAGTCCTGACGCTTTTCTTCTACAACTTCAATGGCTTCACGTACTAGTTCGGTATTTCCAACAAGGTCAATACCTGGAGTTGCCAAAATATTAATGTTGACTTCTTCTGGATTTTCCATTGTCTGAATACCCAACAAGTAAGCGTAATAGTCGGAGTTTCCGTATTCGTCGTCCTGTCCTTGGATATAGAATGGAGCGCAAAAAACGCCATCTTCCAATCCAGCAGTATAATATGGTCTTCCGATTTTATAATCGTCCGTATTGGTACGATAGTCACGGTAAATATCCCATCCGTCAAAACCACCGCTTAAACAAGCAGTGAATTTACGGGTGCGGATATCGTAATATGGTTCAGTGTTATCGATGGCGATAGCGTCGATATCGGTAAACTGACCTTCGCCCACATCGAACACCTGATTGCCTTCTGAATCAACGATAGCAGCGGCGTTCTTGTCCATATGGAAGCCCCTATCTCTCTTTCCCCAGATAGCACCATCATTGTATTCGCCGTTGCCACCTGAAGGATCGTATCCTTTAAATTGGAACATATCACTGTCAATACCAACAGTGTCAGAATAGCCAAGGAACACTCTTTTTACCTTATCGCCAGTTGAAATAACTGGTGTTCCAAAAGGTGGGGTATAAACAGTGTCACCTGCTTTGTAATATTTTAGTTTGTATGATACTCTTGGTGACAATACACCAGTTGCATATCTGAAAGGAATCCCTTCGAAACCAGCAGGAACAGCGTCAGTTGGCGCCTTTTCGTCAAGGTCAACCATTACATATGAACTTACCAATGAGAACATATTGTCTGCCGTGCCAATTTTACGACCAATAAAGTCGTCGCTGGCAGGATCCATATTGCAGCCCAAGAACCTTTCAAGATAATTCGGCTGACGATCTTTATCGCTGAATGAGCGAACGTACACGTCGAATTTTCTTGTGTTCAGGTTAATGTTAGCAATAGAAATCTTAATTTCCGTATTGGCGCTGTTACCATCAGAAATACTGATGAAACGGAACAAACGCTGTGGCAGTCCGCCACGCAGTTCGGAAACAAAGAATTCGGTCATTGGCGACTGATACTGGAACTTGTAATGGTACCAAGTATTCACTTCCGCCATTACTGGGTTCAAGCCTTTGATATAGCCGTGGTCGTAACCTTGGGTTAAAACATTGCTGAAGCATTCTTCGACGAATAGATAAGTATCTTTGTCAGTGCTTGTGGTGCCCAGAACTTTCTTAATGTAGTTGTTGCTGTTCGGGTTTAAATTAACCGTGTAATCAAAGGTTATACCTGTTACGGTTGTTGCACCTGTGATATGAAAAACTGCCAACGGATCAGTAACAATGTCTGTTGTTTCAGTCATCATAGTTGACCCAGTAACATACATTCTTTGGTTTTGCCCCACATAATATCCCCTACTTCTTAAAGTAGCGACTGTTCTGTTATGGTATTCCAACATTGGAGTTGCAACATAATTGGCAACCCAAACGGTAGCAGTACCACAAATTGTATGCCCACTACAAGGTGCAATTGTATTTGGATCGACATATAAAGCAAAGGCGCTTCCTGTGTAGGTATCACCTGTTGGCGGATTTGGCACATATGTGAAATTGTGCAACAGCCAGTACTCTTCTTCATCTTCTGCTGAAATGTCGCTTGGCAATTCATACGCGTCGGTTTCCGTATAACCGCTGGTTGCTGCGTCAAACGCAACTTGTGTAGCAGTTGGGAGAGAACCCCAGTATAAACCATTATTGGTGGAACCTGTGCCTGTGTCCCACGGGCCGGACGGTGCGACAAAGA